GGAGATTATGCTGCAACCCCAGAAACTACTGTTGTAGAACCAGACGCAGAAATAGAAGAGGCAGTTGAAGAATTAGAAGAGGCTGGAGAATTTGATGCATATAGAAATGGTAAGTTTGTTGAAAAAATTGAATGTGTCGTAATAGATAGAAAAATTGTAAATAAAGCTTTTGCAGATAAAATACTAACGGTAAAACAAGCTGCACAAAAAGACGGTGTGTCTGTAAAATTAAACAGTGGCTTTAGGCCTATGGAAGAAGCTTCTGGTCCAGGTTGGTCGACTTCAGGTCAGATGACCCTAAGAAGAGCAAATGCCGGTACCCAAGTCGGTGGAGGTAAATCTGGACTTTCAGCAGCTGCAGGAAATTATGAAGACGGTTTTTCAGCACAAAAAAGACAAGGTGGATATTTCAAACCACTAACTGCAGGTCCAGGATATTCTAATCACCAAAATGGTAAGGCGTTTGATATTCAAACTGGAATGGGAAAAAGTCAAAGTCCATATTCAACAACAACAAAAACTTATAGGTGGTTGGTCGCAAATATGCATAAATATGGTTTTATAAGGTCGGTTAAAAAAGAAAGGTGGCATTGGGAATATGCTCCTGGATCAGGAATGTTTTCAAGAGTACCAAGAGACCATGGTACATGGGACAATTTAGTATAGGAGAATAAATTATGGCATACTCACCAGATGCACCAAGCGTATATTCAGGAAAACAAGTAATAATAAATTCAGATAGATTATTGTTTAATGCAAAAAACGATTCAATATTAATAATTGCGGATCAATCTATAGGAATGTCTACAAACGGTACATTTAATGTTGATACTGGAGAAGAAACAATAATAAATAGTCCTGAAATATATTTAGGATTAGATGCTGTAGAACCCGTAGTTTTAGGTGATACATTATTAGGATTACTAGAAGAATTATGTGACGCACTTGCAGCAGAAACCCATCCAACGCCGGTTGGTCCGTCAGGACCACCAATAAACGCGGCAGATTATTCATCAATTAAAAGTAGACTTAAATCATTTTTAAGTCCACAAAATTACACACTATAACTATGCCATTTTTACCACCAGTATTCCAAGCAGCATTAACTTCAATAGAGTCAAATCCACCAGGATCAAGGCTTGACTTCGCAAACGCATGGGCAGATGCATTTTTTAATGCATTTGGATCTGGCCCAGCTGCTTGTCCATCCTTAACAGGAACCGCAGCAAGAGCAGCTGCTTTTGGTATATTTTTAGGAGCATACGAAGGTTCTGATCCAGCAGATAACCCACCGGGAATAAATACAATGAAGGCAGGAGCAGCTGCATTCGTAACAACATTGGCTCTCGGTACTCTTCCAGTTTTTGCATCAATACCTCCCATGAGTCCTTGTCCTACTTGGGACCAATTTGCATCAAACGGGATGAACACTACTCAATTAGGTGTTATGCCTGGATTAATGACCACTGCAACATATACATGGTTATTGGGCGGAATTGCAACACAGACAACTTCAGGGGTTGTTGTACCCTGGGCGTAACAAATTATGGGATACTTTGATATTTATATAGGAAGAACAGTGCTAACAACAATAGGAGAATTAACATGAAAAAATCTGATTTAGTAAAAGTGATTAGAGAGGTTATACGCCAAGAAGTAAAAAAAGTTGTAAAAGAAGAACTTAAGGCAATTACACCTAAAAAACAGGGAAAACCTAAAGAATTTTCAAGTATGATGGAACATGCTGATGAATTGTTTAATGGTCCAAAAGCTAAAAAACAAAATTTTACCGCCGACCCAATATTAAATGATATACTAAACGAAACAGCAAATAACCCATCAGAGTGGCCAACAATGGGTAATAAAACTTTAACATCAAGAGATGCAGTTGCAAACTCTCTTGGAATAGGTAATCCAGACCAATTATTTGGTGGAAATAATGGAAAACCAACGGCCCATCAAATGTTGCCTAATGATAGAAAACATGTTGAAATAAAACCTGAAATAGAACAAGCATTAACTAGAGATTATAGTAGTTTAATGAAGGCAATAGATAAAAAGAAAAAGTAGTAAAAAATGGCATCAGGAGCAATAAATAAAAATAACACACTAGGCAAAGAAGATAACCTAGAACCAGTACTAGCTAATGTTACAGTTGGTGGTGGATATATAACTGATGGGATAATATCTAATGAAAGACCAGCTGGTAGAGCCTCATATAGGGCCAGAGAATTTGGAAGAGCAACTCCATTAGATTTTGAACCAGACATTGCTCTTGGTTTAAAATTACCATTTAAAGATAATAGTGGTAGATTATTTGACGTAAACTATTTATCAATTGACCAGGCAGTTGACAATTTAAAAAACCTATTGTTAACCTCTAAGGGTGAACGTGTGATGCATCCTAGATTTGGAACAAGGCTTAGAGAATCTTTATTTGAGCCCAACTTTCCAAAACTAGTAACCTTTGTAACCGATGAAATAAATGCTGCTGTAAAGTTTTGGATGCCGTATATATTGGTTAAAGATTTAAATGTAACTATACCAGAACATGGCGCAAACCAAACATCATTCAGGGATAGAATGCATGGTTTACGTATTGAATTAACCTTTAGTCTAGCAAATAATAGATTAGATAAACGAACAATAGTATTAGAAATTAAGGCAGATTAACTATGGGAATACAAACAACTAAAAAAGATTTAAGATATTTGAATAAGGACTTTTCAAATTATAGAGAAAAGTTAATAGATTATTCTAAGACTTATTTTCCTGATACATTTACTGATTTTAACGAAACTTCACCAGCTATGGTTTTTATAGAAATGGCCTCTTATGTTGGTGATGTATTATCATATTATTTAGATAACCAATTAAGAGAAAGTTTATTAACTGAAGCACAAGAACGTTCAAATGTAATGTCTATTGCTAGAGGTATGGGTTATAAAACCCCACCATCAATAGCATCAAGTTGTACATTAGATGTATACTTGTTGGTACCATCTCTAGGAACAGGAGTATCTGCAGCACCTGATTGGAGATATGCGCCCACTGTAGATTCAGGATTAAGAGCAACTGCTGCCAAGTCATCAACAGAATTCTTTTCTCTTTCCCCAATAGATTTTCAATATTCTAGCTCTATGGATCCTACAGACGTTTCAGTATATAAAATAGATACAAATGGAAATCCAGAATCTTATCTATTGAAAAAACAAGTAACTGTACAATCCGGTAAAGAGCGCGAATTTAAGTATGAATTTGGTAGCCCTAAAAAATTCGATAAACTAAAAATTCCAGCACAGGATGTTGTTGAAGTACTAGATGTTAGAGATTCAGATAATAATAAATGGTATGAGGTAGATTATTTGGCCCAAAATACAATATTTGAAGATGTTAGGAATACATCAATAGAAGATTCGGAATTTGCCCAATATAGTAGTCAAACTCCATACTTATTAAAATTAAGAAGAACTGGTAGAAGATTTACAAAACATACATTGCCAGATATGACAACAGAAATATCCTTTGGAGCAGGAAACTCGGGTAATGCTGATGAACTAATAGTTCCTAATCCAGATAATGTTGGAATGTCTTTACCATATGGAAACACAACAACTATGGATAATGCATGGGATCCATCAAATACTATGTTTACTAGAGCATATGGCCAAGCACCTGGAAATACAACACTAACTATTAGATATTTATGTGGTGGTGGAATACAATCAAATGTAAAGGCTGGCCAAATAACGGACGTATCATATGTTAATTTTACAAAAGACGCTGACGGCTTAAGTAATGCAACCTTTCAATTTGTGCAAGATTCATTAGCTGTTAGTAATCCTGAACCAGCTACTGGCGGTAAATCCAAAGAAACAGTAGAAGAAATACGACATAATGCAATTGCGTTTTATGCCTCCCAACAACGAGCAGTTACTAGAGAAGACTATATAATTAGATCTTACACTATGCCGCCTAGATTTGGGAATATAGCAAAGGCCTACATAATACAAGACGAACAGGAAAATATTAAATCTGGTAAAATTGTACAAAATCCATTGGCACTAAATCTATATGTTTTAGCGTATAACAAGGACAAACAATTAACCAATGCAAATACTGTAACAAAAGAAAATCTTAGAAACTATTTAAGTATGTATAGGATGTTAACTGATGCAGTAAATATTAAAAATGGTTTTATAGTTAATCTGGGTATAGATTTTTCTATAATACCTCTACCAGGTTATCAAGGAAAGGCTGTTTTATTAAAATGTATTGCAAGGCTAAAGCAAATTTTTAAAATTGACCAATGGCAAATGAATGAACCAATAATATTAGGAAACGTTGCAACTGAATTAGATAAAATAGAAGGGGTTCAAACTGTTGTTGAATTATCTGTACATTGTAAACATGATAAAGCTTCAGGGTATTCTGGAAATTATTATGATATACAGTCAGCAACTAAAAATAAAATAATTTATCCATCCCAAGACCCATGTATATTTGAAATAAAATACCCACAATCAGATATACGTGGAAAGGTTGTGACCTTTTAGGAGAAAATAAATGATATATTCAATAACAGCAAAAAAAGATACAACATTATACGAATGGACGTCTAGTATAAACACAGGTATAGATGAAGTACTAGAAATACAAAAATCTATTTCTCAATCTAATACCTCAAACGTATATAATTCTAGAATACTTATGAAATTTGACCTATCAGGTATTCAAGATGAAATTAATGCTGGAAATATTACAAGTCCTACACAATCAAAATCACCAAAATTCTTTATGAATTTATACACTGTTGGTGCAAGAGGATTAGCATATAAATACGGATTAGAGGCTTTTCCTGTTTCACAATCTTGGGATATGGGTAAAGGTAGAAGAATTGATAAAGGAGCTATTGGTGGAGTAATTAGCCATGAAACTGAAGGGGCTAGTTGGAATTATAGAGATGGTGAACAATATTTTGGAACATATTGGGCAACACAAAGTGCCGCTAGTAGTCAATTCGAATCTGGTACTACTGGATCATTTTCAGTTACTCCAGGTGGTAGTACTTGGCATATAGGATATGGTATTGCATCACAATCATACGACTATGAAGAAACAGATATTAGAATGGACGTAACAGAGATTGTTAATCATTGGTTAACTGGAAGTATGCCTAATGAAGGATTTGTCATTATGAGGTCTGGATCTACTCAACCAGGAATTATAGACGAAGAACGAAATGGTAGATCTTATGGTCAACTACAATTTTTCTCTACAGATACACACACAATATATCAACCAAGATTAGAGGTAGCTTGGGAAGATCGAGCTGTATCATTAGGTACTATCCCTCCTAAAATAGATCCTACTGCTGAAAATATTGTTGATATTAAAACTAAGACTTATAAAAGATCAGATAGGGCAAGGATAAATATTATTGCTCGACCAAAATTCCCTGCACAAACATATGCCACAACATCTGAAGCATTAACGAACCAACGTTTACCTTCACTATCTTATTGGTCAGTTAAGGATATGATAACAGAAGAAACAATAATACCCTTTGATAGTCAATCTACTTGGATTAGTGTTGACACCGCTGGAAGCCATTTTAAGTTATGGATGGACCAATTTTATGAAGAAAGAAGATATAAGTTTATTTTTAAGTGTATTACTGGAGAGTATAGCAACCCTTCCTCAACAAAAATATATGATAATGACTATACCTTTAAGGTGATTAGATAATGAGATATAATAGAAAAACCGCTAGAAAAAATGCTGTAAAAAAATCAAGAGTAAAGGATAGGAAGCCTTTTAGGTCTAAAAGACCAGCTTTCCCTACTAGTCCAATATTACCTAGATCAAATAAAACTGTTCGCAAGGTAGTTAAAATGAAACCAGGTTTTCCTGACAGATTTGAGTCTTATGAAGATATTAGAACCCCTTTTGCAAGGGCCTGTGTTATTGAATCATCTCAACAATCAAAGGAACCGTATGTACTAAGACAAGACTTTGACTACTCATTGGGATCTTTTTCAATAAAACCTGCAGACAAAAATAGAAAAGCAACTGATGGTGGTGATGAAGATGGAAATGAGGTTGTAAAGACAGAAAAAGTAATTAGAACAGCAACTGGAATAATAGTATCTACAGAAGACTCCGCAGATAATCTTGAAAACTATATTGTTGCAAATGCTAGATACGTTTTTGAACAAGCAGACTATGAAAGAATAATAGACACAGAATTTAGTGAACTTGCTCTTACACCTAAACCGCTTGATGGTCCCAACAAATCTCCAACAGTTATTGATATGACTATATATCCAGGACACGGAACAGTTGATGGAGAACATTCTGATGGTTGGTCTATTCAAACACTTCTTGAAATAGGAGAACCAAGTTACCAGGTTCACTCAAATAATAATTTAGCAATTGTTGCAGATGCATATAGTTATATAGACAATGATGGATCAAGGGTAGACGGAGACTTAACCTTTACTTGGAAATTCACAGCTGATGGAATGGGCAAATCAATAAACGCTGTTGTAGGAAACCAAAAAGTATTACGACTATACAACCTACAACTTGCTCAGAGGGGTAGGTATACTTGTGAAATATCAAATGAAAAAGGCATTAGTTATACTAAGTCATTATTTATTAATCCTATTGGTGGATTATTGCAGGAATTAAATGATGATGGATTACCTCTTGGTACATATATTAGAGATGAAGACCATGATTCCAACTATTCTCAGTATGACGATTACTGGGATTATGACGAAGAAAAACAACGCTGGTTTATTGCAGAAAGAATAGGTGATTCATGGGTTGAAGGAAATAGAAGACCTAAAATGGGAGTTAGAACAAATCAATACGGTGCTGCATCGGCCCCAATAATTGTAACAAAGAATAGGGCATACTAATGGCTACAAGAATAGAAACATATAAACCTGAAGATATAAAGCTAATTAAAACTAGACCAATGTTTACTAATTTTGGAACAATTGGTGAAGATGACTATGTAGAATTACATGTTTTAAGTGGTGATAATGTATTAGAGAGTGACTATAATGTTAATGGCTGGTCTATATTAAAGGAAGATACTAAAAATTCTTCTCCTACAATAAAGCTTGATATACACAACGACATTAGAGATTTAGGATATAGGTCTGGTAGATTTAACCTTCAATATAACTTTTTTAGAAAAATTGTTGGTGATAATACTAATTCCCTTATTATAGAAGAAATATCTAAAACTAGACAAGAAATTAGAATAAGACCTAAAGATCCATTTAATATTCCACTGTGTGAAGAGTTATTGTCCTTTGGAAATAGGGAACACGATGTTAATAGGGTTGATGTAGAGGTTGACTTTTTTAGAGACATAAGATTAAATTTTGGAGAAGGATTTACCCCATTGGCAATTAACTGGATGATAGATTATCAAGTCTTTCCAGAATATCCATATTCTCTTGTAATTAAATTATATGAACCTTTACCTAAAGAAATACAGGAACGTGATGAGTTGTGGATTGTAAAAGCCATAGTAGAATCTATATTAGAACCAATACTTATAGAATATGATGCACCTAGTGCAATACCAAATACACTAGCACCTGCAGATTTTACTACTCCACAAAAATTTGATTCCCCTTCTCCAACAGGCTATAAAACTTGGGACGATATACTTGGATCTACAGATTCTACAAATACTGTTAGAAATAAATTATTATCGAAATACTTAAATAACTCTTCTAGTTTAGGTGATGTTAGATTAAACTTTGACTTTGATATACAAGGATATGACTTTTCAAAATTAGTCCACTTTGGTAGTGCTGTTGAAAAACTTGAAAATTTTAAATATAAACTCCAAAAAATAGAATCGTATTCGGCTTCAATTGCCGGATTAACAACTGATTTAGTAGGACTTTCTGGAACCGGTGCAACTGGTTCATTTGAATATACTACAAACGTAACAAAATATACAAAACTGCAAGCAAGTTTAATTGGTACATTTGATGAATTCGAAAACCATTTATATTACGAATCTGCTTCAGGTGTATCTACAACTTATGGAGAAGTATGGCCAATAACATGGCCAAAAACATCCCCTATAGAACCATATGAACTTGCAAAGGTACAATCACTAGATGTAAAAAATTGGTATGGTAGTTTGGATAAAGGTGAAACTGCTTATTTTGGTAGAGGTGCAATATATTCTGCTTCGTTATACGATGCATCAAATGATGATAGATTATTAAGATTAATTCCAACTCACATACAAGAAGATCCAAATAATAGTCAATACCTAGTATTTACTGAAATGATGTCACAACATTTTGATTATATATACTTCTATATAGAGGGATTATTAGATATACATAAGAGAGATAATCCATTATATGAAGGTGTATCTAAAGATCTAATACAACCTATATTAGAATCTTTTGGTTGGTACCCTCACCAAGGGTTTGATTTTGATGATTTATGGTCATATGCTATGGGAACAGATACTGCTGGTAGTTATGGTGGAAACCAAATAAACTACACTGCTGACTTTACCCAATCAGTAACATATGCTAACAACTCTCAAGCAAGTCAATCTTTTTCCAAAGAAGAAATAACAAAAGAACTATGGAAAAGAATATTAAATAATTTACCTGGAATATTAAAAACTAAAGGATCTGAAAGAAGTATTCGTGCACTAATTAGTACGTATGGATTACCCCCTAGTATATTAAGAATATATGAACATGGTGGACCAGAAAAATTACCAAATAGACACTCAAAAATAATTTACGACAGGTTTAATTATGCATTAAAAATAGATAGTGGATCTAATACTGCAAATGCACATCTTGAAGGCCCTTGGGGAATTGGATATGCTAAAGATGGACCAAACAGATACCCAGACACAGTAGAATTTAGGTTTAAAATTCCAGATAGAACAGATGATGGAGGCCATTGTGGTGGAGTGGTTCTTGATAACATGTTAAAGCGAAATACTGTTTTATGGAACCTCCACAGTGGAAGTGTTTCAATAGTAGCAGAACATACTACATCCCAATACTCAGGTGCACCTGCACATAGTAAAATTGGAAGAGTTGGTTTTTACCTAAGTGGAAGTCAAAATATATATAATGCTGTAACCGATTGGGGACCTATATTTGATGGAAATTGGTGGACACTAGTGTTGTCAAGATTTGATGCAACAAAGGTTGCTGCTGACGAAGACTACGCCTGGCCAGAAACTTCTACAATGTCAAGTCATGCAAACAATCCAAATGGTATTACATATCAACTGTTTTGTAAAAAACAAGGTGACTTTTCTCAATTTGGTAAAATAAGTCATGCTCTTTCGGCTTCACTTAAATTAGTAGGAACAACAGCAGATAAATATGCAGCAAACTCTGCTTGGGGTACTGATGTAGAGTCGTTAATATCTCAATCGACTGGTTTAGGTTTAAGTCAACTAAGCAATTTTAGTTCGAGTGGAACAGACGGATATGCATATACTACTATGGCATCTTCCTCACCAGATACATCAGGATGGAAATCAGTAAATTTCACATATCCAATACACCATAATAACTCTGCAAGTACTCAAAAACAATATCTTGGAGGAAAAACTGATGGGGATTGGATATCCAAATTTACAGATGATACAGCAATGTCAAACAATGTAATGGGCCACATGCCTAGAGCTTTTTCTGGTTCAATGCAAGAATGGAGAGTATACCACCACCACATTTCTGAATCAGTTGTAGACATCCACACAGGAGCCCCAAGATCTATAATAAATAGAAAGGTAACTGCTTCATATACAGATTTATTGGGTAGATGGTCCCTTGGTTGTGATATGAACAAGTATGATTTTATAAACGGTTCTCACATATCTTCATCTGCTCCAAACTATAGTTATAATCCATGGTTACTCGGATTACCAACAACGGCAAAATTTAGAGATTTTAATAGCGTTGGTTTAAACCAATATGAAGCTGTAGAAGAAAGACACTTTACTTTAAGCCCTAGAAATATAGGACAATCTCCATACTCAGAAAAAATAAGAATAGAAGATAATGCCTTACAGGGTAATCTTAGTATAGATAATAAGGTTGAATTTAGTTCTTTTGATAAAAACCCATTAGATACAAATAAACTAGGGGTATTTTTCTCTCCACAAGATGAAATAGAATTAGATATTGCCCATGAATTCGGCCCATTTGCTTATGATGATTACGTGGGTTCTCCAACAGATGAATATAAAACTACATACAAACCACTAAAGGTTCTTCGTGAAAACTATTTTAGAAAGTATGACGGTAACCCATCATACTTTGACTACTTGTATATGCTACAGTATTTTGATGATTCTTTATTTAGGACAATTAGACAACTACTTCCTGCAAGAACAAATGCCCAAGTAGGGTTAATGGTAAAACCACATGGACTTGAAAGACCGAAAATACAAACTAAACCGTCGATGAGTAGGGTTGGATCGGTACGAATTTTAGAACATACCGACCCGTTGGATGAAACAATACTAGATGCTAAGTTTAGCTTATTCCAACACATGTCGGTTAGTTCTAATTTAACTGAAGTTGGTGGATTTTTTAGTGAATCATACTATAGAGCCAGACCCGCACATAGAAAACCTGATTTTGATACCTTTACTGAAGATCCTTTATTTACAACTGGGAGATTAGATTCCTTTGAATTAACTCCTGCTTCTAAAAATAGCCAAATAAATAAAGACTTAGATTCTTCTAATGATGTTGAAAGGGCAAAATCTTTAGATAATAGAACTGTTGGTGAACTGGAAGTAGATATGGACTATAAAAAGTTTGGCTACGACCATTGGTTAAACGGTTCAAGATACATACATACTACTGTAGAATTTCCAAGAAATTTAGCTGGAGACGAAGGTACAGGATCTAATCCAACGTCAAGTGGAATACTAGCAGATGGAAGTAATGGTGCAATGGTTTGGAATGCATATTATAATAGAGATGCATGGGGAATGACTATTCATAATCCACCCCACCACTATACTCATAATGTAACTATTGATGGTAGAGAATATAGAAATAATGCTGGAGGAGCCAACTATGATTTATACACAGCGTCACTGGATATAAACATAACTGATGGTTGGAAAAAATGGGGATTAAATAGGGCCTTCACAAATGAAATATATGTACCATTTATTGGAGATGTTAGGAAATCTTTTGAAAGAAAAACACAATTATTTTATTATGCAACAGAATGGAGTCAGTCTGCAGGATTACCAATACCCGAAGCAGATATTTTAAGTAATAGGGTTGACGACTATCATAATTCTAGACTACAAGGACAACCTCTTCCATCCCACTCACTAACAAATCCTGCAGAATTTCAAGACTTTAAACAGAGAGGATTATCAAATTTATGGTGGAATGGTTGTAAACTTGTTGGGTCTGACTTTAACATGGAATCAGCACAAACAATTGATGGTGGCCCAGTTGTTGAATATCATGAAACCAGCCCGTACAAATATGTGGCAGCAGATGAAAATTCTGATGGAAAATTATTAACTGCTGGAGAAGGAATTGGTAGTAACGCATTAAGAGATGATATTAGAACTGCCCCAGTAGGAAGACAAATAGCCAGGCCAAACCCGCAACGTGGTGGATTTTCACGGCCAGCAGCTAGAAACAATAGAAGATCAAGTTAGGCAGCTTAATTAGAATAAGTGAACTAATTTTGCAGTAAAGATATATTTATATACGAACAAAAATGTAATGGAGTAAACAATGGGATATTTAGATAAAACAACAATTACGGTAGATGCGATTCTTACCAAGAAGGGTAGAGAACTATTAGCAAAGGGATCAGAAAACTTCGAAATAACACAATTTGCAGTTGCAGATGATGAAATAGATTATGGACTATGGGATGTTAATCATGCCTTAGGTAGTAATTATTATGGCCAAGCAATTGAAGCTTTACCATTGGTAGAAGCAGTACCAGACGAAACGCAAGTTATGAAATATAAATTGGTAACACTACCTAAAAACATAGCTAGAATGCCAACGTTATCTGTAGTACCAACTGCAGTCACATTACAAACTGGTGGTCAATCTGCTCTTATTCAACCAACAACTGTAAATTTTGCAAATGGAAATGCTACCTATGGATATACATGTATACTATCTGATACAGATATTTGTTATCTAAACGTTGCTCCAGGAGGAGAAATAGATTCTAGATATAATCCTACAGTTGCAGATTTTGCAGGTGATTCTACTAAATCTATATCTGTTGTTGGTAAACGATTTGAAATAGTTGCAAAACCACAACCAATATCCACAAAAACCGCAACATTAACTATTATTGGAAATGAAACAGGTGGAGTAAAAACCGTAACTATAACAGTTAGCAAAGAAAACCTAAGTTCTAATATATTAGAACAAGCGGTATACTAGGAGAAAAATAAATGGCAAGAAGATCAAATATAAGATATAGTGATAGATTCGCACGTTCTCCTAGGCGAAATCAAGTAGAAAGGGTTGGTTCGAAGAGAGATTTACCAAGAATCAGACAGGTAAGGCGAAGACCAACAACACCAGTACTCCAACCAATATATGGTAGGTTTGGTGGAAGTGATATTGTTACAAGTGGGGATCAAGATGTAGTAACTGCAGCAATGTGGTCTAACCAAGATGGCATAATGGCTGCAGGCGAATTTTATACTTCATCTGTTCAAAGTGGAAGTTCTGGTGAATACTACTTTGATACTTATAGAGAAACTTCAATTTCAAACCAGGATAGAGAAGTACAATTTGCTGGAGGTTTCGGACACTATGCAGGATCAGGTTCACAACAACCTCAATATGCTACAATAGGATTTTCTCCTACTAAAGCTATACACTCACAATATAGAAATTTATTATTAGCTCCTGGAGATGACTTTTTTACATTAACAAATAGGTCTGCTTCATTAGGTGCTAATCTAGAATATTTCCACTTTTTAAATATACAGCGAAATAGACTAAAGGAAAAAGTTGACCCAGCAAACTGGGAATTACATGTATCAGGAGCAACCCATCTAACTCCCGGTGGAGCTCCAGCAACAGAAGAATTAAAAATCAAGTTGATTGATGATTCGTCTGTATCTGATGGAACAATAACCGAAGGTGGCGCAGTATATAAAATTATTAGTGGTACAATTGCTAATGGTCCATATACTGGAGATGGAACACCCTTTACAGAATACGGATTATTCTATCCAGATAATGGAGCATATATTTTAGATTCTGCAGGTATTCACGGTGAAATCGGACTAAATTTAGATTTAAGTTCATTTGCATATTGTGCAACTCCTGTAACTGTCTCAAATGCAAATACATCTTATTGGTTTGACCACTTAAAAGATGGCGAATATTTTGCTGCAAGAAATAAAGAAACTGTTCATTCAACTCACTATTTTATTAGGTTGAAAAACAATGAATATAATTTTAGTAATAATCCATCATTTACCTCTGGTTCTCAAGGAACATTTGCACATCCATCATTCTTTAAGGATCCTAAAACGTATATAACAACTCTAGGTATGTACAATAACAATAACGAATTATTAGCAGTTGCAAAGTTATCCAAACCACTATTAAAATCTTATAATAGAGAAGCTTTGATACGTGTTAAATTGGAATACTAGGTTAGTCATGTTATGTCGATATTCAAACAGTTTTCAAAGGATGATTATACAAAAACACCTTATATAGCCCACAAAAAATACCACATAAGTATTGGTGATTCAACAGACTTTATAGGTGTGGCTGAAGGGTTTGAAAAGTATGGTATAACTGGATTAGAGTCTATTCATGTTAATGCATATACTTTTGACCCAATTTTAAATAGGACATTAATCCAAAACCAGTTTACTTCTGGAACAATAGGTGCCCACACATATACTGAACGTGAAACAACTAATGGCCATGTAATGAGATCTTTACATAATTCACTAGCACATATGTATTATAATGGATCTCACTGTGTAAATGTTAATCCTGACACCTCATTTTGTACTGAACCAACTAGACACGAATACCGTGAACTAAATGGATTAGCACAAATATTTTCAATACCACAACAAATTTTTGGAGATAAAATACACGAAACAGATGTTAATTTCGACGCAGACAATCCAGCATTAAAAATATTATCAGGTACCGCAGGAAACCAAATAGATTTAAGAGATGATGGCTTTGGAAATCTATATGAGCATGGAATAAGTTTTGGGGCAACTCAATCTTTAACAATGTATCATAATCTAACGTCTAGTTGTGTAGGATATTGGGGATTTAATGAGCTATACCCATATCACCAAAATCATGTATTAGGACATTGTCCAACATTTTTCCTAGAAGTAAAAGATGGATCACAATATAATACCCCAACACTAGCCTCTGCAGTATTTGTAAATAGTCAAAGTTGTGCTGATATAGGTTTCAGAAATGCTATACATGGAACAGCCGCAATGTTTACAGGCCAATCAGGAAATGCATATGACAATAGTAAGTTTTCATATGTTAGGGCAAAAAACCATAGAGGATTGGATTTTAGAAAGGATGAAGACTTTGCGATTTCTCTTTGGATACATGCACCACAATCACAGTCAAATAGGGTAAGTGGTCTTAATTATATATTGTCGAAAGGACAGGGACATCACAGTGATCCGCTAAATCCAGGAGCAACTTGGACAACCAAATACCCGTTTGACTTATCAATCGGAAACTCAGTACATAATCTAGAAGGATGGGATCAAGGATCACAAGGAAAACTTGTAGCTAGAAGACATGATGGGATTAATCAGTTTACAATTTCCTCATCGTCAGATATAACTGGATCTTGGGTACATGCAGTATACCAAAAAACTGGGTCAAATCTAGAACTTTGGATAAATGGTACATTAGAATCAAGCCTACATGCACCGGATCTTGGAGACCCAGGCAACAATGATGACTTATATTTAGGTCTTGCAACTAGATTAACCTGGTCTGGTAATTATATGCGAGAAGAAGATGGTACGTACTATGTTAATCCTATAAATGGCCAACCTAAAAAAGAAATGGTTAGAGAATTTATGCGGCCTTATTCTGGTTCAATAGACGAACTAAGAATATATGATAGAGCCCTTCATTCAGACGAAATAGATTACCATTACGAATTAAAAAATGGTACTCCATTTGTAGGAAATGTAATGCATGAACACGGGATAATAACAATTACACACCCCTCTGAATCATATAGAAACATTGCAAGAAATTGTACAATGTCTTTGAAAAATACATTTAAAATAACAGAACACGAATACACGGCAAATATTAAGCGTGGTGAATATAACTTTACAATGAATCCTTCTATAACCAAAAACTCAGGTACTGGATCTAGAATAGGAGAAATAGAATCATTTGTTACTGATACCGATTGGGATCCGTATATAACAACTATTGGATTGTATAATTCTTCTGGAGAATTGCTAATAATTGGTAAGTTATCTAGAGCCTTACGAAAAGACGATGGTTATGATACTACGTTAGTTGTTAGGTTTGATACATAATAATTAAATAATAAAGGTTATAATATGGGAAGAAAAATAGGTAAAGCCAGGGCCAACGCTATAAAGCATGGATATAGGTCAGGTTTTGAACACAAAGTAGCAGATCAACTTAAAGAATCTAAAACAATCTTTGAATATGAAACAACTGTTATAAATTATACAAAACCAGAAACACAACATAAATACACTGTAGATTTTACATTACCAAATGGCATTTTAATTGAAACAAAGGGTAGGTGGGTTCTTGAAGATCGCAAAAAACATTTGTTAATTAAAAAACAGCACCCAGAATTAGATATAAGAATGGTGTTTCAAAACCCAAACGGCAAAATAAGAAAGGGCAGTAAAACTACATACGCAAACTTTTGTGATAAACATGAAATTCTTTGGTCAAATAAGGAAATACCACCACAATGGTTGTGTGAAAAAAGTATCTAATAATTTCACCAAGTCAATTTTTTTTATTATATTAACTATATGAATAAGTTAAGATTAGTTCAACTGTTGGAATCAATCCTGTATAAAGGGAGCCATAATCAACAGAGTAATGAAATAACATTTTTTTGCCCATTCTGCAAACACAGAAAACAAAAATTAAATGTTAATTTAATAAGTGAAAAATGGCATTGCTGGGTTTGTGGTGTTGGAGGCCACAAAATATTAAGCTTATTTAGAAGGCTAAATGTAGAAAAAAGATTTTTTGATCTATTGTCAAAAATAACTGGTACAAGTTTATCTAATATTTCAACTGATAAATCTTATGAAATGGTATCCTTACCACAAGGATTTAAAACCTTGGCTGATTCTAATATAAATAATCCAGAATTAAGAAATGCTTTATCATACTTAAAACGTAGAGGAGTAAGTGGTAAAGACATATTAAAATACAATATCGGCTTTTGTCAGTCTGGTAAATATGGTGGAATGATAATAATACCAAGTTATGATGCCGACGGAATATTAAATTTTTTTACTGGTAGAAGTTATTATAACGTAAAATTTAAACATTTAAACCCAACTGTTTCTAAAGATATTGTTGGTTTCGAACTATTTATTAATTGGGACCAGCCTATAACAATTGTTGAAGGCGCATTTGATGCAATAGCTATAAAAAGAAACTCAATTCCACTATTTGGAAAATTAATACTAGACAAATTAAAAATCAAAATATTAGAAAAAGGAGTAAGAAGAATTAATATTGCATTAGATAATGATGCAATGAAAAATGCACTACAAATGGCAGAATATTTTACAAGCAACGGTATTGAAGTTTACTTCGTTGAATTACCAGATAAAGACCCATCAGAAATTGGGTTTAAACATATTACTAGCATTATAAAAAATGTTAAAAAATTAACACCTCAAAAACTATTAGAGTATAAAATAAATGGATATTAATATTGGATTTGAAAACGTAGAAAAAATTCTACATATTGCTGACGTTCACATTAGGAACTATAAGCGACATAAAGAGTATAGACAAGTATTTCGCAAACTATATAAAGAAGCAAAACTGCTTCCAAAGAATAGTTTGATATATGTTGCAGGAGATATTGTACATACAAAAACTGACATAAGCCCAGAGCTAGTTCAAATAGTTAGTGAATTTCTAAATAAGCTAGCAAATATAAGACCAACAATAGTAATAGCTGGAAACCATGACGCAAATTTAAACAACCGGTCTAGGCTAGATTCATTGACTCCAATAATAGAAAATTTAGATAATCCTAATTTACATTACCTTAGAGATAGTGGAATATATTCAGTAGCTGATGTTGATTTTATTGTGTATTCTATTTTAGAAGAACCAGACTCCTGGCCAAAACCCAAAGATTCAAAATCAAAAAATAGAATTGGGCTTTTCCACGGAGCAGTTAATAATTCTAAAACGGATGCAGGATACACTGTTAGAGATGAAAACCTACCATTAAAAACTTTTGATGGCTGCCATATGGTAATGTTGGGAGATATCCACAAATATCAATACCTAAACAAAGGCGAAACAGTTGCATACGCAGGATCACTTATACAACAAAATTTTGGCGAAACTTTTGAAAATCATGGGTATGTTATATGGGATATTAAAACCAGAAAATCAGAATTTTTTAATATTCATAATGATTACGGTTATTATACTTTACGTGTAAAGGATGGTATACTACCAAATATAGATAATATTCCAAAATATCCAAGGTTACGATTTATAACTGAAAATACAACCCAAGCCCAGGTAAAAGAATTGTTAATAACCATCAGAAAAAAATGTTCAGTCCACGATTTCGTAGTAATAAAGGGCGACAGATTATCCAATACATCAAATAATTCTAGAGGTAGTACTGAAATAACCAAAGATATTAGAGACTCAGAATACCAGAATAAACTAATAAAGGAACATTTAGAGAGAAATTTTCCAATAATAGACGGATCAATTCTTAAGAGGGTTGGAAACATAAATAGAGACTTAAATAAGCTTTTGCCAGACGTAGAAATAGGCAGAAATATAAATTGGAAACCTAAGGTTTTTGAATTTTCTAATATGTTTAGTTATGGCGAAAATAACGTTATAGACTTTAATAATATGAAAGGAGCAGTTGGAATATTTGCCCCAAATCATGCTGGTAAATCTGCAATTTTAGATGCTTTAGCCTATTGTATATTTGATAAATGTTCAAGAACAAAAATGGCAGCTGCTGTAATAAATAATAAAAAGAATAATTTTACATGTAAGCTTAATTTTGAAATAGATGGTGTTGATTATTTTATTGAAAGAAAAGGTAAACGAAAAAAGGATGGTGGTGCAAGGGTTGACGTAGACTTTTGGATGATTGGAGAAGATGGAAACCCAATATCTCTTAACGGAGATCAACGTGTGTATACAAATAAAAATATCCGCGGATACCTTGGAAATTATGATGATTTCGCCTTAACGTCTTTATCAGTACAAAACAACAATACTGGCTTTATAGATAAAACCCAAACTGAGAAAAAAGATTTATTAGCTCAATTTTTAGATATTAGTGTATTTGAAGAACTATATAGCTTTGCAAACGAAGAAATAAAAGATGTACAGGTATTACTAAAAGATTTTAAAAATACTGATTTTTCCCATAAGCTACATGAAGAAACCATACTTAAGGATGAATTAACTATTGAATATTCTAATATAGATCAAGAAAAGTCTATTTTGCTAAAAAGTGAAAAAGCTGCAAATAAAAAGATTATAGAATATACGTCTAAGATAATTCAACTAGATCCTGAAGTACCTGAAAGTGTAGAGACACTAGAATCTGATGCCAAGCAGTTGGTTGTAAACTTATCAACTGAAAAATCAAAATTAGAAAAATATGAAAAATATACTGACGAAAATAAGTCAGAGTTTTATCAGTTAGCTAAAATATTAAAAACGTATAATAGAAAAACCTTAGAGGCCGACTATACTAGAAATGACCAAGTAGAAAAACTACTACAAAAACTAAATCATGAAATAGAAATGATGAAAGTAAAGGTTAAAAATAAGCTTGATACTGTTAATCAACTTCATGCACATGAGTATGATCCAGATTGCGAATATTGTTCTGATAATTCCTTTGTAAAAAATGCTGAAACAGCAAGGCAAGAATTGCCCAAGTTAAAGTTGGAAACAGAAAAATTACTAGACGCAAAATCAAACCTCGAACTAGAGCTATCTAGCCTAAAACAATCGGTTATAAAATCAAATGAACTAACAGAGTTAGATTCAAAAATTTCCCTAATAAGGCAATACCAATCAGAAATAAAGGTAAAGACAGTAACTAGAAAGGCCAATATAGATAGTAAAGAAGTCCTACAAAAATCAATAAACCGGTCAATTGATAAGTATTATGAAAATAAAAGATCTATTGTTTCAAATATTAAAATAAATGAAAAAATAAACCTAAAGGATACGGAATTGGATATTATTAAGGATAATCTATCAATAACAAATTCAAAACTTCAAACCGCCTATAGTAATATTAGTGTTTGTCAAAAAACAATAGAAAATATATTAGAATCAATTGAACGAGCCCACGACCTAGAAGAAAGACTTAAGGCGTATGAATACTACCTA